GACCCGCGCTGGAAGGGACAAAGATTTCGCGACCATGTTCGCCGACTGTGTAAGGTTGCCCAGGCTGAACCGGTCCGCCCGACGCTCGACCGCCACCACCGCCGCCAGTTGGCGTTGGACCACCAAAGAAACCCATCGCCGCGTTGACCATTTGTTGAACGACGAGCACCCGATAAAGCTCCCGGATGACCGCTTGCATTGTTACCTTGACCTGATCCTCGAATGACTTGGCTCCGTCGAGAGCTGACATGAAAACGTCCTCGAGACCCTTCTCGAGAGTTTCGGTATTCTTGTCTATATCGTCGAGAGCTTGCTCCATGATTTTAAGCTCTTGCGTTGCTTTCTTTATCTTGTCTGGATCGATCGGTCCTGTGTTTGTGCCGCCACCCTCGGCGTTCTTTTTTAGCCGCTCCTCGAGCTCAATCCGCTTTTGCAAATTGTTGTTGATCCCTTCCATCTGGCCCTGAATGCCAGCCGAAATGATTTCTTGCTCTGTTAGAGCGTCGATCGCCTCTTGCAAAAGTGTTTGATTGAAAAATGGCGTTCCGCGATTGGCCTCTAGTGCGTCAATCTCTGCCTTTGTCGCTTCAATTTTTCGCTGTATCGCATCGTATTGCTGACCGAGGCTTTCGAGTTGTGCGCTTTCAGAGACGTCAAAAATACTGTCGAAAGCATCGACTGCGAGTAACGCAAAGTTAGTCAGCCGGGTCTCCATGACCGTGATGACCTCGTCAAATCGACGACGCATGTCCGCCGACTTGTCGATAAGGTCAGTGTCGAGAACTGCCCCAGCATCACGAGCCGCCTGTGCAAATTCCTCAAGCGAACTCGCGTTATTTAGAAACAAAGGCGCAAGCGCCGTCGCATCACTTGCCAGAGCTTCCATGTAAAACGTAAGCTCTTGTTGATTGACGCCAGCCTCTTGCAAGGTTTTGACGTACAAGCCGAGCGCTTGATCTGATGATAAGCCCTGGAACGCTTTTGCAGTGACCCCGACTTTAGGCGCAATATTTTCAAAAAAGTCCGCTAAGGGACCAGCCCCGGTTGCAAGATAATCACCGAACTTGTCGTTGACGTCTTTCAGAATATCCGCGAGCTTGTCTTGCTCCAGACCGACAGATTTGGAGGCGAACGACATTTCTTGAAACCGCTCGACGTTCACTCCCGCGAGATTTGCTAAATTTTGAAGTTCTTTCGCTGACTGTGTCGCATTGTTGATTAGTGCTGAAAAACCAGTAAAGACTGCACCCGCTGAAAATGCCAGGCCAAGCTTGGACGCCGCCGAGCTCAACATGTCAAATGATCTCGTCGTATTGCTGAGACCTTTGCCGGATTGTTTAGCAAACCGCTCGACCCGGCGCTGAGCCCGGTCCATTGCTTTCGTGAACTCTTTGTCTCTCGCCTGGAGAATGACGTTTAATTCACTCGCGCTGATCGCTGCCATTTTATCCGTACCTCATCGCAAGCTCTTTGACCTCATCGATCGCCGGTGCATCAGCTCCAGGCTTTTTCGGACTGTGAGCTTTCTGCCATCCTTCAAAGACCGTGAACGTGTCTTTCGGGATCATGTCCCGGATTTCCTCGGGTTTAAATCCCGCGACAATTCCGTTCATGATCATTCCCCGGACGTTGAGACGATCAGGTCGTCGTCCGGATTGTTTTCTTTTTTTTTACTTTCAGCCTCGTTGAAAGCGTCCGGCATGAACGCAATTCCAAGCACCGCCTGAGCGACCTGGTAAAACTGAAACAATTTGTCTGGACCAGCGCGCTCAATTATTGCGTCAGCCTCAGCATCCTTTTTGCCACCGCCGACCAGGGCGAGGGCGAGAAGGTCTTTGACCTCGTTTGATGTTGGTTTCGTACCCCGAGAAAAGAAACCATCCCAGAGATCAAAGATGCCTCGATGCTTATCCTCAAAGCGTTCGATCTCTCGGTTGCGTAGTTTTAAAGTGTAGGTGACGCCGTCGATCTCCTCGACGACACCACCCCGGGGAGCCTCAGCGGTGATCCCCATTTATTTAAGCGGCAGTGAATGTCACTTCACCGTTACTCTCTAATGAGAGAGAAAAGGTGACGCCGCCCTCTGTCTCTCCACCAAAGTCGAGAGAGGTGATTTTAAACGCCCCGGCATATGTGCCGAAATCAGGAACGACGATCTCAAAGTTTGCCTCTGGATCCGCTGCCATCGCGACAGTGTTCATGCGCGCCTCAGCGGTCTCATCCAGAAAGATCCCATCGCCGCTGACTGAAACAGATTTCAAACCATTTAAAGAAGCTGAGAACAAAGCTCCGCCTGGTGAACTTGCGTCAGGTGTTGTGACGTCGATCGATGAATTGTTAATTGTCAGAGATTTTGAGTTGATCCCAGCAAGCGCCGAGAAAACCTCTGGTGATGCACCGTCCCCGATTTTTAGGAGGAACGAGCGTCCGAGTTGTTTTGCCATTGTGTTGATCCTTAATCAAAGGGACGCGGATGCCCACTCCGCATGAAGGGCAGGGGACCGCTAAGCGGTCTCAATCATCGCCGACAAAACGACAGTCGCGACATGACCGCGATCATCATTTTCCCGATCGACATAGAAGCTCTCACAAATCATTTCGATCAGATTGAAACCTGTGAGCGTGATTGCCTCCTCTTGGCGATGCAATGCCGCGCGAATTGCCTCGGCGATTTGCGTTGCCTCTACGCGACCTGTTGACCGCGAGAATGCCTGGATAGTCAGGACGCAGTCAGCTCCAGTCGAGCCGTCAGTGTCCATCGCTTGCGGTTCGATCTGATCAAACCGGATAAAAGGGAAAGTCGGACTTTGTGGAGGCTCGTCGTAAACTCTGGTCGCGACCAGGTTCGTGATGTCACTGTCCGCAATCAAAGCCGCTCTGACGCCTTTTTGGAGCTCTAGCGCAAATCCGTTAGCCATTACAAACCGACCTCTTTTTTCGCCTTATTTAAAGCCCTGGTCACTCGACCCTTGTGTTTAACGCCAGCCATCTTTTGAGCCCGGCGCATGTATGGATTGCCCTCAGTCGTTCCGCGCTGTCCTTGTTTTCGACCCGCGTGAACCGCTCGAGCTTTGATTTGATCCTCTTTGGTCGGCTTTGCCGCCTCAACGGAAACCTTTAGACCACCGTCCTCGCGCTTTATGTGGAGCTGACTTTTAAGGTCGCCGGTGTCACTTGGAACTAGGATCCGCGCAAACCTCAGAACGTCCTTTGACGTTTTATCGATCGCGTCGATCATGTGTTTTCGCTGAGCTGCCGGGAGCTTCTTAAATGCTGCCTTAACCTGGCGAGCGTCAACTTTCATGACGCGACGCCCTTCTCAATCAGAAATTCGAGCGTCTGTCCTTTGTTGTCGACCTGGACGATCGAGCGGATTGCCCAGGTTTGTCCGCGAGCGACCACCCGGTCAGCCGCGCTGAGAGCCGCTGTGAGCGCGTCTTTCCGCACTCGTAGGGTTGCGCTCGAAACGTCAGCCATTGCACCGCCCTCGACGCTCTCCTTCCCGATACGCTCAATCAGGTGAGCCGATCTCGTCAGGTGATCCGACCAGGAGCCGGTCGTATTTCCGAAATCGTCAGTCGCCGCCGCCATACGCTGGAAGGTGACGCGATCTCGCATCAGACCAGCCCTAGCCATACCAGGAGCCTCGCTCGTAATCCATCAGCGCCTCGAAGCCGTGAGGCAATGTTTTCGAGATTGTCCCCATGAGCTCGTTTTCGCGGTTCTCATACCAGTGACCGATCAGCATCATCAAACCATGACGGACCGTTTGAGGAACGTCAGAGCGCGCGTCACCGTAGCCGATGACATATTCGATCTTGATCGCGTCGTCTCTGGTGAAGGTAGAGGGCCACGCTTTGCCTGGTTTCGGTTTGATGGTCGTCTGACCTTTCGTCCCCAGGACATAGAAATCCGACAAGGTCGCAGTTTGGAGCGCGTTATCCGTGTCGTAATATTTGATCGCCGAAACCGACTGAACCGGTCCAAGCGAAAGCGTCACTGTGCCTGGGTTTGGTGCAATCCACTCGCCCCAGGTTTGCGTGATCATCGCTTTCCCCAGAGTGCCAGTGACGTCGACATAATCAATCGCCGTTTGTATCAGCCGGGCGATCAAACCGTCGTCGTCATTGTGCTCGATCCGGAGCTGCGACTTGACCTCGGTGAGCGTCAAAGGCTCAGCCGTCGGAGCCGTCACCAGCTCGATCCGATGTTGTAGGGGAAGCGTTGGCATTTTTTATTCCTCAGCGTCGGGCTTTACTGCTTTGCGCTTTGCTGGAGTTTTCTTTGTCGCTGTTTCTTTTTTCGGAGCTTCCGCGACCGGCTCCGCAATTCCGCGCTCGATGTAGCGTTTCGCTGCCTCAGCATCACCGACCTCGATGATGTCACCGGCATTGTGTGAAAAATTAATTCCCGCCATCGATTGTAATAGTTTTAGTTTCATGGGGTGTCTCCCGAGTTGGGGGAGAGGGCGCGAACGCCCTCGCCGTTAAGCCTATGACGCCGCTGTCACTAGGTGCTTGATCGCCGCTGTGTTTGAAAGAACACCATCGAAGCGAACAAAGCCCAGGATGCCATAATCAGGCGCAAAACGCTCTGACGCGACTGTCAATGAAGGACCGCCAGCTTTGCGGACGTAGAACTTTGACATGTCACCGAACAACATCACCTTTTTGCTTGCCGCTAGGCTGTCCATCGCCTGGTTGACGACGACGTTGTATCCAAGGATCGACTGAGGAACTCCGGCCTGGTAGTTGCCCATCTGCCATAGGTAGTTGCCGTTTCCGTCTTTCAGCTTGCGAACCGCTGCCAATGTGCTGTCGTTCATCATGATCGCAGCGCTTGGAGATTGACGATAAGCTGGATCGACAGAATGGATCAGATCGATGATCTCATCCGCTGTGACTGCCGCTGCCGCCGCCGCTGTTACACCAGCCGCAGAGTTTGTCACGATGCCCTCAACGTCAGAGGATCCTGAGCCGGTTGTCAATTTGCTGTTAGCGATACGACCTAGACGTTCGCCTAGCAAGTTGCCCAGCAAGCTT